ACCTTGTTGTAACCAAACTGGAAGATTCTCATACATCAACTGATAACGAGATAAAATTTCCTGCGCTGTCTTTGCCTTGTTAGCCAACACCGCAACGGTCTTACTATCATTAAAAATAGTATACCACAAAATATATGCAGCAGAAGTGGTCGTCTTACCTTGCTGACGACCTTCCATCAAGATTACCTTACGTTCATTATGTATGAGTTGAACTTTTTCTTTTTGACAATCGTACAACTTAAATGGCTGTAACCCTTCATCAAGAGTTACAATATAACAGTAGTTGTCAATAAAGTAAATTGGATCTTGCGAACATTTTATATACTCTTGTACTTGCTCTGGCGTAAACTCAATTTTTACGCCAGCAGCTTTTACTGAGGCATTCGAATTATAAAAATCAGCCATTAAACTACAGTAATAGTACCTAACATAGTTCCTGGATTTGTTTTGCTGCGATACTTAAATGTTGCGCCAGTAGCAGCATCCATAGGAATCGTGAAAGTAACAGTTTCGTTTTGGTCAGCTTCGTTTCTTGTTGCGCCAGTTGATGAAATATAAGATGTCGCAGGTGCTACGTTTGAGCTGTCTAAAATTTCTAAAATTTGACCAGTGCGTGTATTTGTAAAACGGTATGTATGACCACGATACACATATAAAGTTGGGTCGCCAACACCAGCAGATGGAAGACCAGAACCTGTTACGTTATACTCAGTTGTTAATGCGCCACCGAAACTAAATGACAATGCTGGGTGCATGAAAATATCACCCTTTACACCATTGACTGTTTTTACGCCATCGTTAGTAATCTGGAAGTTTGTATTTAGAGATGATGATAAAGCGATACCGTCACCAGCAATAATAGCAAGGTCTTTAGTTCCAGATGGATTTAACGAAGCAAGTCTTAGTGTAATCTGTCCAGCAAATAATGTTTCTGCTGTAATGTCATATGTTGTATTGGTATCAGTAGAATTTAATGTAATTGTATTAGCGTCAGTTCTAACAACCGTCATGTTAGTTCCTGAAGCAAACTTAACATCATCAGTACTAGCATCTGTGCCTGTTAAGCGCAGGTTTACACCACCAGTTGCTGTCTCTGATGAAATTGCGTATTGAGTGTTTGTATCAGTAGCGATACTTGCTGGTGCAAATGTTGTTCCATTCCAACGCAAAGCGTCTCCTGAAGCTGCTCCAGCAACGCTAACCTTTAATGTAGTAGCTCCAGAACTACCTCCAAGAGCATCATACAATTCAGTTAATGTACTATTTACTTTGACGCCAGCATCACGCAGCGTGTCACCAGTACCATCGTTTGGTGTTGTTCCAACATTAATTAGTTGTTTTGCCATTTTCTACCCCTTAGAAATTATCCTCGTCCCAATTTTCATTTATAGTAGCAATTGGGTTTGCTTGATCAGCTGTATATAGTGCTGGTGCATCTCCTGTAGTTTGCACAAACACTTTCTTAATTGGTCCACCACTATCAGTTGGTCCATATAAATTAACTTTTAAACTAAACGTAAGCGTATATGTTACAAAACGTCTAGTTTGAAAATCTCCATCATAATCATCTTGGACTGAAACAGAATTCAAGATGATTGGAACATCATTTACTACGTTCATTTCTGGAACAGACTTTAACGACAAAGTAAACTCTGGCGTAAAGTATGGAAGAATTTGCTCTACAATCTGCATAGCATCTTCTTGCGTTTTTGTTAGAACGTATAGAGATATATCTATATTATATGGAACTGGCGTATACATTTTTGTATACGATGCTGGGGTGGCTCCAGCAGCTGGCTTATAACAAGCAAGCTGGTTCATTCTGTTTAACTTTCTATTAGCGTCATATGAAATACCAGTTATCTCAAACGACATTCTAGGAAGTGTTGTATATACTTGTTTATCTAATGTTGGATCTTCGTCTAAACGAACGATCCATTTTTCTTTTGGCGCATATGCGATTGGCACTTTAAGAGTTTGCGCAATAGCATTTGTTCCATCTTTCATTTTTCTTTCTATTTGGATGTTACTAAACAGACTACCGAACGCTACGATAGTCTTTCTAATAATACCATGATAGAATACGTCACCGACTAACATTAATTTACATCCCCAAACGGATTATTTTTATCAAACAACACATCGTTTGCTTCAGTCTTAAACTTAGTGTTATCGCCAAATGATTGCGACTTTTGCACATCAGAATTAATGTTTACATCAAACGACTTCAAGTTTTCGAACACATCGATACTAGGAAGACCTGTGTCAATTTTCTCAGAAGCATATTGAAACAACTCAACTTGTAATTTATAGACATAAAGTCTACCAAGTTGATAAAACGGATCTTCGTGTTTAACGAATTTAATTTCAAATAGACCACCAGACAAAGGAAAATATAGTAAGTCTCCTTCGTTTGGTCTATTTGGAATTATTGTTTGTCCAAATCTTCCAACGAGTTGTTCCCAACGACGACGAGCAACAGTAAGTGTTGCGCTAAATTCATTCATCAAACCGAACTTCTGAATAAATGCACCTTGACCATCAAAAGCGTCAATGTTCTCAAAGTACATCTCGATAGGATAAGCTGTTTTAAATTTGCTTAAACGATCTTCGCCAAGAATCTCATCCTTTGCGATAAGAGTTCTTGGAATATAATACATCTCTTGACCATAAATTGCCAGAGACTCAACAATCAGATCTTCTATTAGATACTGTTCGTTTTTTGTTCCATTGGTAAAATAGACATTGCGTGCCATAATTTATCCCATGAAAAATTCTAATGGCGCAGATTTGTTTTGAAGGTTATCTTCTAACATGCGCATCTCTTCGATAGCCTCTCTGTAAAGTCCATCACCGTCTATTGTTACGCCACCTGGAAGTTGAAGACCATTAAATTTTTTCAGGTTAGTACCCCACTGCTTTTTAAATAACGCAGAGGTATAGTGTTTTAACCACTGTTCATTCCAGACTTTAGGGAATGTTGTTGGGTCTAGCACACGATATGCTTCAACCAAAATAAATTGTCCTTCAGTAACTTCAGTGCCCCAATCAATGTCAATGTGTAAACGATCCTGAAGTCTATTGAATCTATACATAACGCTACCATTCAACACATTATCTAATAGTGCCAAATGATTCATTACTGTTTTATAGTAGATGATTGATGTAGATGTTAAGTCATACAAATCGTTTAGTCTTAATTGATATTGTAAATCAAAAATAGACTTAGAAGTTGTTGTGCTTGAAATAATTGGAAACACACGTGTAACACCATATACTAAATCGTTAACAGGAATGTATCTGTTAACGATGTCAGTTGCAGTAACTTGGTGTTTCATATAGATTTTTTCAATACCATCATAGTGGTATTGTCTCCAGTATTCTAGAGCTTCGTCAATACGATCTTCTAATTGATCATCATCTACGTTAATCTCTACTACTGGTGCGCCCAATTCTCTTAGGCAATATTCTTTTAAACCTTGTCTTGATGATACTGCCATTTTAACCTCCAAGCGCAATAGCGAAAGGCAAACCTGCCAAACCAGCGCCAGCTTTTGTAGCCATCGCTGTATTGCTTCCAGCAGGATAACCATTTGCTGCATCTTTGTTTGTCATCATGTCGCCATTAGCGTCAAGCATAATTTTTGTAGTACCTAAGAAGATAGTTGTACCTGCTAGGTATAAGTCACGGAATCTATTTGTTGCGCTACCCAAGTCATAGGTAATGTTTGCTGTTGGCAAGAAGTGACCAGTAATATTTGTATTGCCACTTAATGTAGCAGTTGTTAGCGTTGGGCTTGTACCAAAGACTAATGCGCCAGAACCTGTTTCGTCAGAAATAACACCAAGTAATTCAGCTGAAGATGTAGCAGCAAACTGCGATAGTTTACCCGATGTAACAGCAAGACCAGTAACAGAACCACCTAGTGAAACAGCAGAACCATTAATGCTAATGCTACTATTCGTTAGAGAAGAATTGCCGATATTAGATAGAGTATTGTTTGCGCCACTAATAGTTTTATTTGTTAGAGTTTCAGAACCAGCAAGAGATGCTAAGTCAGCATCTGTAACCGCAGTATTAAACTGAGCCAATGTTCCACTTACAGTATTGCTACCCAGAGCAATCGTTTTATTTGTAAGTGTTTGTGAAACTGAATTCTGACCATCTACGTAGGTCTTAACTGCTTTCTCTGTTGGGATTGCATCATCAGCGTTTCCAGCTAATGTTCCGTCGGCACTAAATTCGGCAACAGAAACTCCAGCATTAAATCCCAATCCTGTAATATTAGCAATTGTTCCACCACTCAAATCAGCAGAACCTTTGAAAGAAGTTGCCTCAATACCAATGTTTGATGTCCACAATCCAGTTGCATTTACATATGTAAAGGTCTTATCTGTTGCGCCCTTAAGAGTAATACCACCACCGTCTGCAGTTGTATCTGAAGGTGTAGCCACATCACCGAGAACAATATTCTTATCGTCAACTGCTAAAGTTGTTGAGTTGATTGTTGTCGTTGTTCCGTTTACAGTTAAGTCGCCAGAAACAACTAGATCTTTGTTAATTGTTGTAGTACCACCACTAGCAGAACCAATGTTGACATTGGTTGTAGAACCTGTTGCTCCACCAGTACCAATATTTAATGTCTTTGTTTGACCAGTACTTGTAGCAGCTGTTGATAAGTTTACTGTGCTGCTAGAACCAGCAGCAGTGTTACCAATATTAAATGTAGTTGCTGCAGCACCAAAGTTAATTGTAGTTGGTGTGTTCAGTAAAGTAAATGATGCGCTCGCAGAAGCCAGAGATGTGCTTACAGAAGGTGTATCTAAGACTGGCGAAGATAGAGTTTTATTCGTTAGCGTTTCTGTTCCAGTTAAAGAAACTAGATCTGCATCAGAAACAGCTGAATTTAATTGAGCAAGGGTAGCAACCAAAGTGTTGCTTGTCAAATTGATTGTTTTATTTGTTAGTGTTTGAGAAGCAGCTTTTTGTACTAATTCAAAACCACCTGCAGTAGAGCCATCGTGAACACGAAGTGTGTCTAACGACGTGTCTACTGTTAGTTCGCCCTCTGCTCCAGTGAAGGCATTATTTTGTGTAGTAGTACCACGTCTAAATTGCACAACTGTTGGCATTTATATCTCCACTCTTATAATGTTCCAAAGTTTACTGTTCTAAGATAACCTGAGTATCCAGCTAAATCGTATTCTTTGGCAGATGTTATTGCAACACCGAATGCGTCTAATGTTGGGGAGAATGCAGTAAAATCACCATAGTCTCCAATAGGAAACACTTCGGTATTAACTACATCTTCTACATATGCTTCTGAAGCAAATGTCCCAGACTCTAATCCAGTATTAGTAATTGTAATTTTATTTAGGATGGAATCCAAAGTAATAGAAATACCTGATCCACCCACTAAATCTAAAGATGATGATGTTAATGCAGATAAAGATGTTTGGCTTGGTGAAGTGATTGAAGCAAAACCAGAACCATTGGGAATCCATGTTAAGTTACCGTTACCATCGGTAGACATAACTTGGTTTGGTGAGCCATCTACAGTTGGTAAAGTGTATTCATTATTAACACCTACAGAACCTGCATTTAATTTTCCTGCAACGCCAACACCACCTGTAACTTTTAGCGCACCAGTAGTTGTTGACGATGATGCTGTAGCGTTAGTTAAGGAAATTACATTGGTTGATGTTGCGCCACGATCGGTAATATCTTCAAGTGTATCATTACCAGTAGCAAGTAAAACAATATTACCAGCACTATCTTTAGAATAGATTTTTCTGTCAATTAAATTAGATGCGACTTCACCGACCGCAAGGTCTCCTGCCAACGGCACTGCGTTGGCAGTTTCAGAACGCTTTAATTTAATTACGTTTGCCATTAAGCGTATGTTCCACCGTCAAGATCGCCGTATACTAGAGTAGTTCCGTTAGATTGTAGAACTTGTCCACTAGTACCGATTGTCAATTTAGCAAGACTTGTAGCACCGTTGGCGACTAATAAATCACCAACACTGTATGATGTTAAACCAGTACCACCTTTGTTTACTGCGATAGTTGTTGCATTCCAAGTACCAGTAGTAATAGTGCCTAGTGTAGTAATACTGCTTTGACCAATATATGTAGAAGCAATATCGATGCTATCTGCATTAACAGTAATTCTATCTGCAGTTCCAACAATATCTAATACACCAGCTGTCAATGTTAAACCAGCGCCAGCAACAGTTGATTTTAGTTGCAACGCATCGCCAGAAATTTCTAGACCACTGTTCGCTGCTAGGTTAATGTCAATAACACCAGAAGTGTATGTTAAACCAGAACCTGCGATAGTGCTTTCAAGAGATAGAACACCTGAAGCATAGTCAAGACCTGTACCAGCGATTGTTGATTTTAGTTGTAACGCATCAGTAGCAATTTCAATACCACCGTTTGCTGCTACGTTAACAAAGAATTCAGTACCAGATTGACCAAGACCTGCGCCAGCAGAATAAGCGCCAGCACCAGAGAATTGAACCCACTGCTGGCCAGAGAATGCTGTCAAGTAGTGGTTTGCTTGAGTCCAACCTGTTTGTCCGTATGTTACACCTTCCATAACATAGACACCAGTACCGATCAATTCTTGATAGGTGTCAGCATCGTCAGCACGAACAAGGGTATATGTAGAACCAGCTTCAGTATAAACGTAAATACCGTTTTGTGAAGAAGTTGTTTGGTTCTTTAATAAGATTCTGTATACGCCACTGTCTGCAGCATCTAGCGCAGCGTGTCCGTCAATTACTAGAGTAGAAGCAGAACCTGTTAGAGCTACGTTTGTATCTGCCAATAAGTTAACAGCAGATTTCCATGTTAGACCAGTAATACTGTTATCAACATAGTTCTTTGTAGCTGCATCAGTTCCAGCAACTGGTTCAGCAAGGTTTGTGATTTTCTTACCACTAACATCAACAGAACCTGTTCCATTTGGAGCAAGGAAAATACTTCCGTTTGTATCTGTTGCACTAATGGTGTTACCGTTAATATCAAGATTATCAACAGTAAGTTGAGTAATACCTGCTAGTGTAGTAGATGTTCCACCAAGAGAAACTGTAGTAGAACCAATTGTTACGCTTGAATTTTCAAGTTGAGCATTTCCAACACCAGCAGTTTTAATAGAAACTGCACCAGCAGAAACACTAAAGTCTGCTGAGTTGAAAGAAGCAACACCAAGATTAGAACCTGTAGCAACTTCACCAGCAATAGTGATAGTAGTACCAGAGTGTGTAACATCAACACCTTCGCCACCAAGAATAGTGATGGCATTGCCAGCCATATTCATTGCACCAGAATCAGTTGTGATTCCTTGAACAACTGTATCACTTAGAGAAACAGCGCCTGCTGTTACTGAGAATCCTGTTGTTGAGAAAGATGCGATACCTTTATTTGACGAAGAAGCATCTTCTCCAGAAATTGTAATGGTATTATTTGTTACCGCAACATCAACACCCTCGCCACCAGCAACAGTTAATGTGTCGCTTAGTAGAGAAACTGTATCAGTTCCAGTATCCCCAGCGATAGAAAGGTTTGTTGCAACATCAACTTCACCAGCTGCGGTTACAAGACCTTTACCGTTTACGGTGAATGTAGGGATCTTAGTTGTTGAACCGAAAGACCCTACGTTAGTGTTTACAGTATCTAAAGTGACATTAATTGTAGTGTCACCTAGATTTGTCATTGTAGCAGAACCATCAACGTCACCAGTAATAGTAATTAATGGGTCGTTTACGTTGAAGTCTAGTTTACCGTTTGTATCGTCATAAGTAACAGAAATTCCAGATTCGCTGTTACTTGAAACCATTGCGCCGACTAGGTCTTGCGCATATTCAGTATTAAGAGAAACAGTACTTGTACCTGCCGTATCGTCATAAGCAACATCAATACCATTTCCTGCTGTAACTTGACCGCCAGTTACGTCTTGAATATATTCTTGTAGGCTTGTTGATGTATCGCCAATATAGGCATTAGTGATAACAGTTTTGCCAGTACCATTTGGTGTAAGGTTAATATTACCATTGGTATCAGTAGAACTGATTGTGTTTCCATTTAAATCAAGGTTGTCGACTTTTAAGTTGTCGATCTTACTATTGGCATCGGTAATAATAGCAGAGTTTGCTGTTAATGTGCCCTTTGCGTGATCGAGCATATCGGTAAAGAACTTACCACCGACA